TTCCAGCAGCGCCTCAACGCCTTCCTGCTGCCCATGATCGGCGCGGACGAATCGACCTATGTCGAGTTCGACCTGACCGAGAAGCTCAAGGGCAGCTTCGAGGAGCGGGCGAGCATCCTCCAGGCCTCCGTGGGCGGCCCGTGGCTGACCCGCAACGAGGCCCGAGCCGACAACAACCTGCCGCCCATCGACGGCGGGGACGAGCTGATCGTGCCGCTGAACGTGGCCACCGGCGGCCAGGCGTCGCCCCAGGACACCCACATGGACGCGCTCTCCAACGCCGCCGTCCGCTTCAAGGCTGGCGGCAAGGGAGTCAAGACCAAACCCTCCGAGGAGGAGTGCGCAGAGGTCGAAAAGACCCTGAGCAAGTTCTTCAAGCGCCAGGCCGCCAGCGTTCTGCCCAAGCTGGGCGCGAAGAGCGCGACCTGGTGGGACGCGGAGCGCTGGGACAAGGAGCTGGCCAAGGACCTGGAGCCGGTGCTATCCGCCATCGCCGCCACCCACGGCGAGGAGATGGCCGAGGAGCTGGACACCGAGTATATCCCGGAGTGGGCAGTCAAGTATCTAAAAAAGATCACCATGTCCCACGCCCGGAAGATCAACAAGACGACGCTGGAGAAGCTGCTGGCAGCTCTGGAGGATGGCGAGGACGACCCGACGGAACTCGCGAAGCACGAAATGGCAGAGCGCGAGGGCAACGAGTCCAGCCTGCTGGGCGCGATGCTGGCGCGAACCTTCGCGGGCATCGGCACCTCCGAGGCGGCGAGGCAGAGCCGGGAACAGGGCAGCACCAAGCGGGTGCTCAAACAGTGGGTCACCGGCCCCAACGCCCGGCTGTCCCACATCATGATGGACGGCCAGACGGTGGACATCGACGACGCATTTTCCAACGGGGCCTACTGGCCAGGCGACGATACCCTGGACCCGTCGGAATCATGCGGGTGCAACTGTGAGACGAGGATCATCGTGGAGGGATGAGCGGATGAAGATCAAGAGTTTTAGCGTACAGTACAAGGACGTCGGCAACGGCCAGATCGAGGGGTACGCCTCGACATGGATCCGCAAGCCTGACAGCTACGGCGACGTGGTCAAAGAGGGGGCTTTCACGAAGACCCTGGCCGAGCGTTGGAAGGGCGGCAAGGGCATCCCGTTCCTGTGGGCCCACAGAATGGACGACCTGGGCGCCTTCATCGGCACCGCCGACGCCAACGAGGACGAGGTCGGCCTGCACTTCGTGGCGACCTTCGATGAGACGGAGGAGGCCCAGCGCGTCCGCGGCCTGTACAAGGACGGCCGGCTGAAGAAGTTCTCCTTCGCCTACGACGTGAAGGAGGCTGGACAGGTCACGCTGGAGGACGGCATGAAGGCCAACGAGCTGCGTGAGCTGGATCTGTACGAGATCAGCGCCGTCACGGTCCCGGCCAACGACGACGCCGGCGTGCTGGACGTGAAGTCCGGCCGCCGCAACTCCAAGGCGGACGAGGACAAGATTAAAGAGGCCATCAGCCTCCTCCAGGCTGTCCTGGGGGAGATTGAGCAGGAGCAGGATGACGGGGAGGACGACCCGGACGCCAACGCGAAGGCGGAGGAGCGGAAGGCGAGCAACCCGAAGAAGGATTCACTCCTGGCATACATCAACAGCATCTGAGAAAGTGAGGATTTAAGCCATGAAGAAGAAGCTCGCAGAGCTGAAGGCCAAGCTGGCCGCGCTGAAGGACCGCATCGAAGCGGACGACAAGGACGCAATCGCCGAGGGCGAGAAGCTGCGCGTCGAGATCGAGACCACCGAGGCTGCCATCGCCGAGGCCGAGAAGAAGGCGAACCTGCTGGGCCTGATCGGCAGGAAGACCGCGGAGGAAGATGACGGCGACGCGCCCGCCCACAACCTGGGCGAGCACTTCGTGAAGCAGCTGAAGGCCGGCACGGTCGGCAAGCGCTTCGACGTGAACGCCCCCGCCTTCAAGGCCGCCTCCGACCCCATGACGTCCCCCGCCGGCACCGTCGACTTCGCCACCACCTTCGACCGCAACGTGGTCACCGGTGCGCGCACGCCCCTGGTGATCCGCGACCTGTTCGGCGCGGAGACCATCTCCGGCTCCACGCTGGTGTACCTGATCGAGGGCGCGCTGCAGGGCGCTCCCGCGGTGACCGCCGAGGGCGCGAAGAAGCCGCAGATCCATTTTGCCGACCCGACGCCCAAGACGGTGAGCCTGGCCAAGATCGCCTGCTTCATCAAGGAATCCGACGAGTACATCAACGACTACCCGTTCCTGGCCTCCGCCATCAATGGCCGCCTGCTGTATGAGCTGGGCCTGGTGGAGCAGAACAAGCTGGTCACCGACCTGCTGGCCACCTCCGGCATCCAGACCGGCAGCATCGCCGCAAGCGCCACCGCCACCGCCATCGCCGAGGCGATCTTGCAGGCCGCCATGGACGTGCAGGCCCAGTCCGGCTTCAATGCCGACGCCATCGTGATTAATCCCACCGACTGGTTCACCCTGCGCACGGCCAAGGCCAGCGGCACCGGCGAGTATTTCGGCGGCGGCTTCTTCGGTGCGCAGAGCATCCCGAACCTGTGGGGCATCCCGGTCTGCGTGAGCACCGCGGTGGCCGCGAAGACCATCTTGGTGGGCGCGTTCAAGACCTGCGGCTCCGTGGTGAGCAACGGCGGCGTGTCCGTGGAGGCTACCAACACGAACGAGGATGATTTCGTGAAGAACCTGATGACCATCCGCGCCGAGGAGAGGCTGGCCCTGGCGATCCGTCGTCCCGCCGGCTTCGTCAAGCTGACCCAGTCCACATGATGACAACACGGGAGGGCGCGCTGCCCTCCCAGCCTGAAAGGCGGTGAAATCATGCTGAAGACCTACAGGTACAACGGCGGCACCTTCCAGTTCATCGAGGGCGAACAGCCCGCAGGGGCCGTCGAGGTAACGGCGGAACCGCCTCGCAAGGCGGCGACCACCGAGAACAAGGCCGTGAAGCCGGCAAACAAGGCCAGGGCGGTGAAAGCAAAATGATGCAGACCATTTGGGGCTACACCATTACCGACGCCGACGCCCTGCCCGGGATGCTGACCGTTGAGGAGTTCAACGCGATCACGGCCAACAAGTACGCGGGCGACGCGAGAGTCGCGCCCAACCTCGACGCGGCCTGTGCGGCCATCCGCAACTGGTGCGGCTGGCACGTCTACCCGGCCATGTCATGCTCGATGACCGAGAGGCTGCTGGCGGGCAATGGCAGGGTCAAGCGCGCCGGCACGGATCTGCTGATCCAGCTCCCGGCGGCGTTCGTGTCGTCGGTGACTTCGGTCACCCTCGACGGCGTACCGTTCGACGATTTCGACCTCGAATGCAACGGCCTCCTCCGGCTGTTCGTCGTGCCCTATTCGAGCTGTAGGACGCAGATCTCCGTTGAGTATATCGCGGGACTGCCTGACGGCCTGATGGGCGGCATCAAGGAGCTGATCGCCGGGCGCGTGAACCACGCGCTGGCACAGCCCTACGGCGTCCAGAGCGAGAGCGCCGGCGGCGTATCCGTCACCTACTCGGCCAGCTGGGCGGCATCCGCGAGCGCTTCCGCGCTGCCGGATGACAACAAGGAGACGTTGGCGCCATTCAAGGTTCGGGGGGTGTTCTGATGCTCCCATCTTGGGCAAATGACACCGTAACCCGGCTGAGGGCGGCCATTATCACCCAGCGCGGCTCCGAGATCCCCGACTGGACGAACCCCGACCGGCTGACCATCCCCGGCTGCTCCATGCAGCCCGCCGGCACCAGCCTGACCCAGGACGGCAGGGTACAGGGCACCACAGACGGTTATACATGTTATCTGCCGCCCGGCGCGGACGTCATCGCCGGAGACCGCATCGAGTACGGCGGCAACGTCTACACCATCAACGGCGAGCCGAGGGTGTGGCAAAGCCCAACCGGATGGGTCAGCCATACCCAGCTCCAGCTCGAAAGGTGGTACGGCTGACATGGCGACGCGCATGACGATCCAGTGGGACCACGATGGCTTCGAGCAGCTGTTATGCTGCGAGGGCACGATGGACCTGGTGCAGGAGCAGACCGAGAGGATACGCGACAGCGCCAACATCAACAACCTCCGAGGCGGCAACGGCTTCGAGTGCGCCACGCGCCTGGGCAGGGCCTACGGCAGCCAGCGCGCGCTGGGATTTGTGTACACGACAGACAAGGAGAGCCGTATCGCGGAGAGCGAGGACAAGGCACTATCAAGGGCGGTGAGACGATGAGGATAGAGCGCTCCATCGACATCGAGGACGCGGTCAGGCTGGCCCTGTCGGACTACCTGACGGCCTACTGTGCCCGCTGCCCAAGGACTACACACTGCCATGCATCCTCGTCTCAAAGGTAGGCGGCTCCGACCGCGACAAAATCGACACCTTTGAGGTGGTGCTGGACGCCAGGGCGGCCACCGAATACGAGGCCGACCTGACCCTGCGCAACGCCATCGGCATCCTCAAGGCCGTGGATAACACGGCCATCCGCTATGTATCCGTGAACTCATCGGGCAGCTGGGGCAGCGACCCCGCTCGGCCCGACCTGGCCATGTGCTCGGCGCGGCTGCGCGTCGTGGCTCACATCGAGCACGCAATTATATGATTTGGAGGTAAAAAACCATGTATGAAGTGAATCTTGGCACCGGCAAGGCTTCCGGCTATTTCTTCCACGCCCCTGCTGGCACCGCGCTGCCCGCGTCTCCCCTGGCCGAGCTGGCCGAGGCTTGGAAAGAGGTCGGCTATATCGCCGAGGACGGCATCACCTGGTCCACGGGCCGCAGCAGCGAGCCCCTGAAGGACTGGGCCAACAAGATCAGGCGCCAGCTCCAGTCTGAACCCACCGGCACCGTGGCCGCGCCGATCATCAGCACCACCGCCGAAGTGCTCAAGACCATTTTCGGCGAGGACAACGTCACCGAAACGGCCGCATCCCAGTCGCACGGCGCGCTGGTATCCGTGGCCGTGGCCGAGGGCGTCGTGTCCGGCGAAGAGGCCTTCCTGTTCATCATGAAGGACGGCGACGACGCCATGATGCTGGGCACCACCAACGGCTTCATCACCGCGCTGGACGACATCTCCTTCCAGCCCGGCAGCGCGATCACCTGGAACGCCACCGTGAGCGCCGATACCTGGACCTTCATGAAGGACGACGGAGCGACCGCCTAAGGAGGAAACGATGGCTGATTTCATCGTTCGCAAGCGCCGCGATTTCGTGTTCGCGGTCGAGGATGCCCCGGAAAAGACATTTACCCTGCCCGCCATCTCCTCGCTGGGCTTTGAGGACGTCAAGCTCGTCACCAAGGCCAACGAGGAGGAGGACATCGTCAAGCGGGGCAAGCTGATCCAGGAGTTCATCCTCAAATATGCCCCCGGCTTGGCAGAGCTCGGCCTGGGCGGCATGGAGTATTTTGAGATCTACAACGCCTATGGCCTGGCCATGGGCCGCAAACAGCTGGGGGAATCGCAGGCCTCGCAGGATTCGTAACCGAACACCGCGAGGCCGTAGAGCGCGACCTGCTCGTGCAGACCGGCTTCACCCTGGACGACGTCGGGAGCGCTATGTCATGGAGCGCTCTCGGCGCTTTCCTGCATCGGGTGGAGCCGGACGGGGCCATCGCCCACGAGATCGAGCCGGAAATCGCGGCATTCTCCAGCCGTTTCAGGACGAACGCCATACTGGCGGACATCTACGACATACTGGCGCAGATCAACGCCAATCTGGTCGCGGGATTCTCCCGCAAGAGACCCCAGAAGCCCAGGCGCTACCCGCGCCCCGGCGACAACGACAAACGCCGCATCGGCAAAAACAACGGCATGACCATGAGCGAGCTGGACAACTGGTTCGCGCAGAAGAAACAACAGCGAGGAGGTGGAGCAAGTGGCTGACGGCATCGAGGTCGCGCAGGCAGTCGTTATGATCATTCCGTCGCTGAAGGGCGCCCAGGCGACCATCACCAAGGAATTGACCACTGCTGCAGACCCTGCCGGTGAAAAGGCCGGCAAATCCTCCGGAGAAAAATACAGCAAGACCTTCGGCTCGGCCATATCCTCCGGCGCGAAGGCCATAGGGGCGGCCGTGGCGACGGCCACCGCTGCTGTGGCCGGCATCGGAGCGGACCTGTACGACGCCACATCGAATGCCGCGGCATTC